GCGCGGAACGTCTGCAGCGTCATCGCGTCCTCGGGCGCGTCGCACTCGGCGCACTCGCCTTCGACCAGGCGACCGTCGCAGTCGGGCATCGGGCAGGGGTCGCGCTCGTCGACGCCGGCGAGCTCGCGCAGGATCTCCAGCGCCTCGCCCGTGTCCAGGTACTCGCCCTGCTCACTCGTCCGCAGCAGGATGCGCGCGCGGTGTCGCAGGTTGCCCAGCGCCGCGTTCTCGAACGTGTCGCCGCTCATGACGCCGCCCACCCGCTGAACGCGTACGTGCCGACGCGGATCCGAAGCGCGTAGCAGCTCCCCCACTTCTCGGCCTCGCCGTACTGCCGGCGCAGCTGGTCGAACACGTCCTTCGCCTTGCCGCGCAGCTTCGGCGTGTCGCCGGTCGCGATCGCGTGCAGGATCTCGTACCGGCGCTTCGCCGGGATCCCGGCGAACCGTTCGGCGGGCAGCTCGACGACGCCGTTCGTCGTCGCGATCGTTCCGTTGTACGGGTCGTTCCCGTACTCGCTGCGCGCGTCCTCGCACGCGGAGCGGTAAGCCTCTCGCGCGTTCTTGCCGCGCGCGCTGGTCGTGAAGTCGTGGGCACCCATCTTGTTCTCCTGTTGCTGTTGGTTCGTGGTTCGTGGTTCGCGCGCGGCCCTAGCCGAGCGTGTTCGTCTTGCGCAGGGTCTCGATCTCGTCGGCGGACTGGCGCGCGGCCACCTGGTAGCCGTAGGCCCACGTCCCGTCGGCGAGGCTGATCTGCACGCCGTCGCGGCAGGCGCGCGCCTTCTTGATCACGCGCACGTCCTTGCCCTCGACCTCGATCGCCGACACCTTCGCGATCGTCGCGCGTCCGTTGTCGTGCGTGCGGCGCACGAGCACTTCCTGCCCGATCGTCAGCTCGTCGCCATCGGCGAGCGCCGACAGCCGGCGGCCCAGCTCGACGCGGTACTCGGTCGCCTCGTCGCGGTAGTACCCGCCCGACTTCGCGACGTGCAGGCCGGCCCGCTCCATCTCCTCGGCGGCGAGCGCGGCCTCGTGGGCGTCGTTCGCGTTCCACTCGAGCGCGGCGATGTCCAGGGACTTCGCGCGGCGGCGGACGGTGGCGGTGTCGATCGTGTGCTGCGTGCCGTAGTTCGTTGAGTTGCTCATACCTACCTTTTCGGACTTCCTACCCGGAAACCTGAAGCTGATCGGAAAGAATCCGGGGGGAAATCCGCCCCCCGTGAGACGCCCAGGGAGCGCCGTAGGGCGATCCGGGCGGATTCGCGGGTGATCAGAGGGGGAAGGCCCCCGCCGCCGGGAGGGCGGCAGGGGCGCGGGGGTGGGGGCGCGTTACCACTCCCAGCGGGGGAGCCCCGGCTGATCGGGGCCGTCGGCGTCGAAGCGCACCCAGGCGAGCCCGAACGCGCGAGCCCAGGCGGCGGCGGCCATCAGGCCGGGCCACCGCTCCACGTCGTCGCCGAGCACTTCATCGAACGGCACCTCGGGGCCGACGTGCGCGACGAACCCGTACTCGCTCTCGTGGCAATGCGTCGGCCAGTCGGCGGGTCGGCGCTGCGCCTCCTCGGCGGACAGGTGCCGCGTCGACAGGACCGCGACGCGCATCACCTCGCAGGGCGGGGCCTCCTCGTCGCACTGGTCGATCAGCACGTACTCGCCGCCGGGCTCGACGTCGCAGTTCGACGCGTGCGGGTGGCCGACGCGTGAACCGCAGCCCGAGCAGTACCTGCGCGGCAGGCCGGCGAGCCGGTCGATCACCGCGTCGCTGTTCGTCGACAGCTCGGCGGGGGTCAGGTCGCCACGGTCGGCGATCACCGCCGGGCAGGGGTTGCGCGAGCAGTCGAGCGACGGGCGACCGCAGGCCGTGCACGTCTCGTCGTCGTCGTGCGGGCACTCGTCGGCCTCGTGCTCGTACGCTTGGCACTTCTCGCAGCGCGGCGACGGGTCGGGCTCGATCTCGACGTCGGGCAGGGAGCGCAGCACGTCCTCCGGCGCGTCGGGGTCTTCGCAGATCCCGGTCACGCGGAGCACCTTCCGACTCTCGGCCTCGAGCGCGCGGCGCAGCTCGTTCTCGGTCCAGCCTGCGGGCACGCGGTACGTCGGCTGCTCCCACGTGCCGTTCTCGTGCAGCACGAACGCGGAGTACGCGCCGGCGGCGAGCTCTCTTCGGGTGCTCATACGAACAGCCCCCCGGCGCGCAAGTCGCGCACCTCTTGCGGGTACTCGCGGACCATCACGCCGTCGAGGTCGATCCCCAGCTCGGTGCGGTGGCCGGCGCTTTGCTTGTGGAAGAACGCCACGTCGTTGTCGCCGCAGAGCAGGTGCATGTCCCGCGCCCACTGTTTGTCTTCGGCGCGGTAGCCGGGACCGGACTCGCCGCCGTAGATCACCCAGTCGATCCCCTTCAGGTCGAGCGCGTGGGCCAGGGGTCCGATCGCGGGCTCGTAGCTCACGAACCGGACAGCGGCGGGGACTTGCGCGAGCAGCTGCGCACGCTCGGCCACGCGCTCGTCCTCGATCGACGTGCCGAGCCACACGTGATCCCAGCCGTCGCCCCAGTCGTCGGGCAGGTTCGCGAGGATGCGCTCGGGGCGCTTCGTCAGGATCTGCCAGTCGAGCCCCGGCGTCGCGCGGACCAGGTCCCACAGGTCGGCCCGCCACTCGTCGGCCTCGGGGCGATCCTCGAACACGTCGCACAGCGAGGCGCAGAACGCGCGCAGGCTGGTGCCCCGCGCGATCGCCTCGCGGTTCCACTTCAGCGGCTTCTTCCAGTTGCTCGGGCTCGTGCGCTGTCGGCGTGCCTTCGCACCCCACAGGTCGGGGATGCCCATCCGTCCAGCGGTGAGCACTTCGGCGTAGCAGTTGCTGCAGCCATCGGACACTTTCACGCAACCCATCCAGGGGTTGAACGTGTTATCGGTCCACGCGATGATCGACTCTTCGGCCATGATTCTCGGTCTCCTGTTGCGGTGATCGGGTCGGCGACGTGCCGGCCACTACTGCCAAAAGCCCGGCCACCCTCGCGGGCGACCGGGCGGCCTTGGCCGGGGTCGGCTACTTGACGCCGGCGAGCACGGTCGCCAGGGCCTTGCGCTTGTCAGTGTGCGAGACGCCGAACAGGTTGCTGTTCATGCGCTGCTCGTCGCTGCGCTCGGTGTTCCCGCGCTCGTGGTCGTGCCACTCGGTCACGGCGTTGAACGCTGCCCAGCTCGTGCCCTCGATGCCGGCGAGCGACTGGCGCTCGTTCTGGAAGTTGGCTTCCCACGCTTCGAGGATCAGCTGGCGACGGTCGGTCAGCTTCTTCGCGGTCTTGCTGTCGACGTCGTTCGGGATGCGCCCGAACGTCTTCTCGTAGATCGCCAGGAACAGATCCTTCGCGGCGGTCTGCGTCAGGTTCGTGCGCACCATCGCGTCGACCTGGGCGCGGAACTTCTCGGTCTCGACCGTCATCAGGCCGAGCGCGGTGCGCGCGGTCTGCAGGCGCTGCTCGAGCGTGGTCTTGCCGAAGTGAATGAACGACAGGCCCTTCGCCGCGTCCTTCTCGGACCAGCGCAGCGTGTTCGCGCAGACGACTCGCACGCTCGTCGGGTAGATCGCGAAGCTGCCGGTGCCGCCGTGGCCGTTCGACAGCAGCGTGAACAGCTGCACCTCGTCGTCCTTGCCGGCGATGATCGGCTCGGGCAGCTTCAGCAGGGCGAACACGTTCTTGCCGTCGCGCAGGCTGCCGGCGGTCTCGAGCACAAGGCCCTCGCTGCGCAGGCTGTCGCCGAACTCGGCCAGCTCCATGTTCTCGACGCTCGGGTAGTCGGCGGCGACGACGCCCAGGACGCCCTTCGTGTCGTCGCGAACTTGCGCGGCGCGACCGGGGACCTGGATCACGGTGCCGTCGGGCATCGTGGCGGTCAGCGGGGCGAGGCTGGTCGACCAGTCGAGGCCGATGCGGCGGAAGCCGTCGACGGCGCTCAGGCCCTCGGGGATCTCGACGCCGAGGCGGTGCCAGGCGCGCTTGCCGTTGGTGCGGGTCTCGCCGAAGGTGTCGCTGCTGTTGATTTCGTGGCTCATGGTCTCGTTTCCTTTGTTGTTGTTGTTGTCCGTGGGGGGTCGTTCCCCCGCGCTATGAAGTATATCGGCAAAGGGACTTCCTAACCTTAGCTCGGAGCCCTGGAATCGCAGAAAAGCCAACTAGGACACGAAAAGCCCCCCGTGGTCACGCTTTACGGCGGACCACGGGGGGCGGGTATCGGTTTGGGGCACCGGGAAGGGCGCTAGGTTGCCCCAGGGAGCGGCGGCAGGGCGGGTTCGGGTATTGAGAGGGGTTCGAGGCGGACGCCCAGGTATCGCGCGGAGAGCCCGCGCGAGGACTCGGCCACCTCGACGATGCGGAAGCCCCACAGCTCCGCGCACGCGAGCATCCGCAGGGTCATCGTCTTCGCCAGCCGCAGCTTCATCTTGTTCGGCATCGACTTGTAGAGCGCGGCCAGCCCCAGCAGCTCGGCCTCGGCGATCGTGAGCGGGCGCTGCCGTACGCCGTGCTCGCCGATGGTCAGGAACACCGTCCGCGCCACCTTCGCCCCGCGCAGGATCGCGGACCAGTGCGACCACGGGCTGCCGTACGTGTCGACGTCGATCACGTTCTCGGTCAGGCCGGCGGCGATCAGGTCCGCAGAGTCTGCACGCACGCGGCCTTCCTTCCGCTTCAGGTCGCAGCCCCAGTACGTCGCGACCTCGTGCTCTGCTCGGAGGTTCTGCCAGATCACGCCGCTGCCCTGGCACGCGTCGAACACGCGCGGCGCGTCGTCCGCGTGGTAGCGGTCGAGGAAGTACCGGCGCAGCGCCAGCTTGCTGCCCAGGTTGTCGTTGTCCGTCATCGGCCTTTCTTCCCGTCGGCCACCTCGACGATCGACCCGTCGATCTGCTGCGCCTTCTCGATCATCATCGCGAGCTCGCCCATGCTTCCGATCGGCACACCGATCAGCGCCCACGCGAACTCGATCGCCTGCGGGGTCTGCAGCCGCGACACCGAGTCGCCGCCGCTCGGCAGCTCGTCGTCGAAGCCGGTCAGCGTCACGTCGAAGTCGAGCGCCTGCAGCTCGGCGAACTCCAGCGCCAGGGTCTCGCGATCCCAGCCGGCCTCGAGCGCCAGCTTGTTGTCGGCGATCACGTACGCGCGCTGCTGCGCGTCGGTCCAGCCGACCGCGACGATCACCGGCACCTCGCGGATGTTCAGGTGCTGCGCGGCGAGGATGCGACCGTGCCCGGCGATGATGCCGCCGGCCTCGCTCACCAGCACCGGGTTCGTCCAGCCGAACTCGGTGATCGACCGGGCGATCTTCACCACCTGCTCGTCGGAGTGCTTCCGCGCGTTGCGCGCGTACGGGATCAGGTCCGCGACTTCGCGCGTCTCCGGCTTGGTCGCCGGCCAGGGGGTCGTTTGCTTCTTCATGGTCTCAACAGGTGTAGGTTCCGCCGGTCGGGTCGCCGCCGTTCGTGATCCACCAGGCGATCGTCAGGCCGGGGGTCGAGGGTAGGTCGAGCTGCGCGCCGTTGATCGGGTGCAGCACGGCCTCGAAGTCGGCGATCGAGGTCGGCACCTTCTGGCACTCGTTCCACCGCTCGACCATGCCGCGCGCGGTCAGGTGCGACAGGCTGAAGTTCAGCGAGCCGCGCAGCAGGGCCTCTTCGCGGATGTCCAGCCGCGCGTCCTCCCAGCCGGGCAGCGTCTGGTCGATCGCTTCCAGCTCGGCGTCGACCAGGGCCTCGTCCACCCAGTCGGGCGGGCCGCCTTGCGGCTGCGGCTGCATCTCCTCGATGCCGATCACGCGGGACCGTCGCCTGCAGGATTGAACAACGGGCCGGGACCGAACCGCTGCTCGTGGATCTCCTGCGCCAGTGCTTCCTCGGCCTCCTTCAGCGCAGCCTTCGCCGAGGCCGCTCCGCGCTTCGCGACGTCGTGCAGCGCGCGCTTGCCCTCGATGATCTTCTCGAGCTTGTAGATCGCCGCGCACCGCTTCTGCCCCTCGGCCTCGGTGATCTTCTTCGGGTCGATCTCCTTCGGCTGGGGCGCGGTCGCCTTCGCGGCTGCAGCCTTGTCGGCGGCGGCCTTGCGCGTCGCCGCAGCCTTCTGGCCGGCGGTCTTCGCCGGGGTCGTACGGGTCGCGGTCTTCTTCGTGGCCTTCTTGGCCGTCTTCTTCTTCGCCATCGGGGTGCATCCTGGGGGTGGGGGGTTGGCTTTCCTTCGACCACAACCCTAGCCCGTGGGCCAGGACGTCGCAAGTATCAGGGGAGGCCGGGCACCAGGTTCTCGGCCCTGGTGCCCGGCGCGACGATCGCATTCGCCCTTCGTCTCCTGCTGCCGCTTCAGCTTCGCGGCCTTCTTGCGCCTCTTGCGGCGGATGCGTCGTCGCGCGGCGACCGAGTGTCGGCCACCGCGACGACCGCCAGCCATCACCCGACCACTTCGGCTTCCCCGTCTTCGATCCAGATCCCTGCGGCGCGCGCGCCGGTCTCGGGGTCTGCCTCGTCGACGATCTCGAGCCACAGCTGGAACTTGTTCGCGGCGGCGATGTCGGCCAGCACGGCCTGGCTCTCGTGGTCGAGCAGGGAACCCTCGCGCACGAAGATCGCGCGGATCTTCGGAGCGCCGGCCATCGCGACGGCGGCGGCGATGCGCAGGCGCTCGCCCTGCGACGCGGACTCGAACGGGATGTCGCCGACCTTGATCACCTTCGCGTCGGCGTCGTAGCTCATGCCGTCGACGGGGAACTGCACGCCGTCGAGCAGCTGCGCGATGTCGAGGCGCTTCTCTTCGAGCAGGCACTTCACGTCTTCGTGCGCGTCCGATGCTTCCTCTGCTGCGGCGACGGCCTGCTGCATCATCTCGCGGCGGGCGGCGTGCTTCGTCGCTTCCTCGTGCGCGGCCAGGGCCTGCTCGATCGGCGCGGTGTCCAGGGGTTCACCGATGCCGGCGAGCTCGCTCTTCGCGGACTCCCACGCGTCGCGCTGCGCCTGGATCTCGTCCTCGAGCTTCTGGACCTCGGCCTGCAGGCGCACGAGCCGTTCCTTCGCCTCGGTGCCGCGCTGTGCCGCGCTGCGCTGCGTCTGCTGGTGCGTGGCGATTGCGGCGTTGTGATCCTTCGCCGCCGTCAGCCGTGCGGTCAGCTCCTCGATCGAGCCGTCGGTCGGCGGGGCGGGCAGCCCGTCAACCTCGGCCACCAGGGCGGCGGCGGCCTTCGAGAGCCGGTCGGAGTCGCGGCCCAGGTCGCGCCGCTTGTCGTACAAGCCCTTCGCGTCGGACTCGAGCGCGTCCAGGGCGTCGGACAGGCCGAGCACGCCGAGGATCGTCTTCACCTGGTCGGGGGCCTTCATGTCGAGGAACGCGCCGGGGTCGGCGGCGAACCCGACTAGCTCCTTCATCACGGCGGCGGGTGATCCGAACGGCGTGCCGTCGGCCCCCTCGACCGACAGCTTGCCCTTCGCCTTGCCGGCGCTGTCGCGGCTCCAGTGCTGGCGCACGACCAGCAGCACCTCGCCGGCTTCGTTCGCCAGCTCGACCACGATGTCGCTGCCGTGCTCGCCCTCGGTGATCGGGAGCGACGGGCGCTCGATGCCGAAGGCCGACAGCATCGACTCGATCGTCGACGACTTGCCTTGGGCATTGGGACCTCGTACCGGCACGAGGCCGGTCGGGCTTGGGGACAGGTGCGCGGCTCGCAGGCGCTTGAAGCTGTCCACCGTGAGGCGGACGACGGTCATCGGTTCGTCGGGTAGCGTGGGCATCGGGTGCTCCGTTGTTCGGGTTGCGGATGGTAGGAAGTCCCAAGCGTACCCCGCTTGGGCTGTTCGGGGTGGATCCCTTTGGGGAATCCTTCGGAGGGGGTACAAGGGAGGGGGGAACGCCTGTATAGAAAAAGGGAAAGGAAACTTGTGCGCGTGCGTGGGCGCGTGTACGCGCGCGCAGGCGCGGGCGCAGGTGTTTCCTCGTCTAACGTGTAGGGGCCTTTCCCCCTCCCCTATTGCGGCTGCCAGCTGTCCCACGACTGCCGGGGCTCGGGCTCGCTCGGCAGCGGGATCGTCAGCGTGCGCGAGAACAGCCAGTGGTGCTTCTTGCCCCCGCGCACCGGGATGCACTCGACCGTGATCCCCGCAGCTTCGAGGAACGGCTTCCCGTCCAGCAGGCGCTCGTCAAGCTGCCCGGTCTTCAGGTCCCAGGTCACGGAGCGCGGCGCGTTCATGTCCTTGCCGGCTGCGCGGATTACGCGGGCCAGGTTTCGCGGTGTGATCGGCCCCAGCATCTCGACGCTGCCGACCGGGTCCTGCACGTACTTGCCCTGGAACGCCTTCCTGAACTCGGGCTCGTCGGGGCACTTCTCGGCCAGCTGCGCGCCGTACGCGAGCGCGTACTGGATCGACGTCACGCACAGCTCCTCGTGGATCAGGGAGTCGAGCGCGCTCCTGCCGATCGCCTCCAGCGCGTGCGCCCAGTTGTCGGCGACGGTCTGCAGGAAGGGCGGGCGCTGCGAGGGCTCGAGGCCAGCCACCCAGCACAGGTACATCAGGCGCATGTAGGCCGACGTCCGTCCGATCTTCGCCGCGCCGAACAGCTCCTCGATCTGAAGGCCCAGGTGCTCGCCGTGCTCGCGGTCGAGCGCCATCGCCTCGGCACACCGGCGGGCCGACTCGCTCCAGAACGCATCGCGGGCGAGCGAGATCGTCGACAGCAGCACCAGGTTCTCGCGCGGGCTGTCCTTCTCGATGAACTCGGGCGAGCACCGCAGCGGCAGGATGCGCGACGCCAGCTCGGGCTTGCCGTCGTGGATCGGCTCGATCCCGTTCATCAGCAGCGCGCCGCTCACGCGCTCGATCACCGTCTCGGTGTCGGTGTTCCCTTTGCGCTTTTCGCGCGCGCCGAGGTTCGTCGCCTGCAGCAGCGTCGACAGGAGCTGGGCCGACACGTCGGACGTCTCGCGGTTGTCGTCGATCGTCAGCATCTCGCGCGACATACGCGAGGCCAGTGCGGCGGCGGTCGGGACGCTCGACGACTTTCGCCCGTTGACCAGGTGCCCCACCGCGTCGACCGCGCGCGTCTTGCCGCTCGAGCTGCCGCCCTGGATCCGCACGATCGGAAGCGTGCCGACCGAGCGCAGCACCGGCAGGCACATCAGCCAGTGGATCAGGATCATGCGCTGCTCGGGCGGGAGCGACGTCCAGCGGAACACGCGCGTGATCCGTTCGATGCCGTCGGTGTCGTCGACGTACCGGAACGGCTTGAACTCGGAGCCGGCGACAGCGGGCACGCGCGCTTCACTCATGCGCGTGAGCGTGACGCCGCCGGCCTGGATGTGCAGGAGCCGACCCTGGTCGTCACCCGTCGGGAAGTAGACCGACCCGCTCTCGGTCACGTGCGACCACGACACGTCGTTCGCGCGCGTCGACCCTTGCGCCAGGTGGAACTCGACGGCGGCGATGTACCCGCCGTGCGAAGACTTGCGCGTCGTGAGCCCGCTCACCTGGTACAGCAGATCGCGGAACGGTGCGCCCCGGTCCATGCTCACCAGCACGCGCTCGTTCCGCCGCACGATCACGACGCCCTCGGGCGTGCGGAACGGCATGAACCCGAGCGTGCGCTTGAACACCTCGGCCACGAACTTGCCCACCTGCTCTTCGGGCAGCCGCGCGTTGACCGCCTTCGCGACCTTGCCGCGCGTGTCCTCGAACGTCGCCTGCTGATCGGTCCCGCCCTTCGTGGGGAGCTTCGGCGCAGGGGGTGCGCCGGGGCGCTCTGGGGCGCTCGGTGGCGCGTCCGCGTGCGGAACAGGGGGGGCGGGAGCAACAGGGGACAGCGGCGGGGGGACGATCAGGGAGGCGGCGATCGCCTTCTTCGTTTCCTGCTCCGCGTCGTCCTCTTCCTTCTTGCGCTTGGGCATGACCACCGAGCGGCGGGCCTCGGCGATCGCCGGCTCGATGTCCGACTTCTTCGTGACGCCCTTCCCGGCCAGCTCTGCGATCAGCGCGGCAGCGTCGGCGCGGTGCTGCCGGATGTCGAGGTGCGCGGCGAGCTCGATCACGTCGGCGAACGCGGACTGCCGCAGGAACGGTTCGTCGGCGGGGTCGAGGCCGGCGGCGACTTGCTCGGCCAGGAGGCGGACCACGCTCTGCGCCTGCTGCCGTAGCTTGCGGAACTCCTCGGCAGCGCCGGGGCCTTTCGCCGCGATCCACTCCGCGCCGTCGATCTTCGCAGCGTTGATCTGCGACACGACCCACTCGCGCTGCGTCTGGTCGGGGATCTTCTCGACGAGCAGCTTCTTGCGCACGTGCGGGTCGCTTGCTTCCAGCACGTCGAGCGTTTCCTGCCCGATGCTGTTCAGCACCTCTTGCCGTGCGGCCAGCTGTTGCTCGCCGGGCGGGAGCGTGATCACGCGCGTGTCGAGGCCGCCCTCGATCAGCTGCCGGCCTGCGCGGATCGCTGCGAAGTTGCCGCTGCCGCTCAGTTCGTTGTCGAACAGGATCCACACGACTTTGATCCCGTGCTCGTGGCACTTCGCGACGAAGCGCAACAGGTCGGGACCGTTGAACGAGATCGTGACCGGCGACACCACGTCGATGCCCACGTGCGAGAACG